TTTTTTTTTTTTTTTTTTTTTTTTTTTTTTTTTTTTTTTTTTTTTTTTTTTTTTTTTTTTTTTTTTTTTTTTTTGCAAGAAAAACCAAAACTACCGGGTATACGGGGGCTTAGGCGGGATTTTCTGAACGCCGTGTCTAACAAAGCACATGGTCAGAAGTTGTTTCCATTTTAAAAGGTCACAGACGCAACTTCGTAATGCTACACAAATAACACTTCTTAACGAGTCGGGACGTCTACAAACCCCTTCAGGGCTTGATGGTTGTACGTTAACCGTATCTCTCTTCTACGCAGTATGAAACAACAAAAACCTACGAAGGATAAGAACAAGCCCCTAGACTGTACCGCGTGCTACAATAGGCACCACGCCGTACCATCCACTCAAACTCGCATCATCGGCCAACATTCTAAAAAAGGTATAGGCAGGGGTCGAGGCAGCGGGTGAGTCCAACTCTCTTGCAATAACATACAGAGAGCTAGACGCATAATTATCTGAGGAAGGGGTAAAAAGGCCGCTCACATTATTAAGGAGCTGAGCGGCATTGATCCTGGCGATGGCATGATGGTACATAGGTGTGGTCACATCTATTACCGGCTCAACGTCAGCATCATGGAGGGACCGCATAGAACCAACACTCTGAAAGGTGAAAGCAGAAGTTGTGGTGATTGCGGTCGCACCGTCAAAATTAAACATCCCGATCGATGTAATTTTGCCGGTTCCTCCTGAACGCACAAGAACGCGCATTCCTCCAGAGGAAAATAAGTACGAAGCACTTAGGAGCGAAATATTGTCATTTCCTCCAGTAGTGCTCCTAAGCAATGGGGTAGTATTGTCAGTGATCTGGCTGACAAGGGTATTAAAATAAGGATAGTAAAGAGCACAGTCGGCAGTGGTCATGGCAACAAGAGCTTTATTCTCTCCAAAATAGAACCTCTTTAGCAGTTGTCGAAAAGACGTAATCTTCTCACCAATGGCCACAGAGGAAGGGGTGAAATCAAGTGCTTTTGAGCGAGGTCCAAGCTCAAAACACGGGACGGCAGCATATCCAGACTGCGCTACCGCGGGCACGTAGGCATCATAATCGGCTCCTACGGGATAAGCAAATTCAACATCTTCATCTGCTGCGATTTCACAAATAATCGAGATGCTGCTAGTAACAACATCAGGGGCAATGAGCGGATCAACAACTGTAATAATCAAATTGCCAAGAGTCTGGTCGGGCCGAAGATAAAGATTCTGAGTGACGTAAGGGATGCACACATCAAACTCATTAACCTCTCGAACATCAATGAGCTGTCGATAGAGGAAATTACCAAGACCAGTTCCAATCTGAGTGGTGTAATCTGCATCTGTCGGTACAAAACCAACAAGAAACCTGCCACTATGAAACTCTGTCTTTACGAGTTTGAAGCGAAGTCTCCATCCTCCACGATAGTACCTAAAGAACCTAGATACCAAATTGAAAGGAAGTGGGGTAATCCCTTTTCCAGTAATCCCGTAGAGTTCTGACAATCGCAAATTGATCGTCGTAATATTTGCATCCGCAAGTATAGTAGTGTCCCACACAACAGTCTTAAGCCATCCAAACTGCCTTGCTACGAAAGAAAGGGACATTTCGTCGTAACCAGTTTTGGCGACTCCAGAATCTACAACAACCTCATTATCGGAACAGGCTGCTATAGGCTGACTCATTGAGAACGTATCCACGTTCGCAATGTGGGGAACAATGTTGCGCAAAACACGCTGTGGTTTTCCGACATCAATGGGCTTCGAAAAACCAAGTGCAAGAGCTGCCCGGGCTACGTGCTTGCCAATCCATGCCACATTCTTCGCATAGTTTCCGATGATCGGAAGTGGTCCTAGTTCAGACGCGGCATTCGCAACTTTGGCAATAGTGGAGCTAATTGGACCTGCTCCACGAGACATTTGTTCAAGGGACTGTGAACTACCAGATTGTTGTTCAGCATATTCATAACCGCTCTGATTAACGGTCGGCATGGAAAGGACGATGTTCTCAAAGTTTGCATACATACTCCAAGGACATGAAGTTGAGCCTGAACCTGACGCCAACGGAACGTAGGCGTAGAGATAAACATTGCCGAGACTGTTTGTAATCGTCGTACGATTGGTCATCATAGGATAAACAGTTTGATAAGGCACAATCATTTCCATGTGAGTCTGGGATGCAAGGTCCATCTCAACATGGGGAAGCGTGCTCACGGTGCGAATATTGTTCAGGTGCATTTTCGACAATTGAACATACTGAGGGGCAGCAACTGGAAGGCCTCCTGACGGAATGTGCGCTAACATGAACCTACCTTGTTGAAATCGCGTTGCATTCATGACGACTCTAACACGAATATCGGCACGAACAAGGTAAACACCCTTAATCTTCAGGGCATTCTGCGCATCTTCCATAAGGACTTTCCACACATCAACAGTCACAAAATTTCCGGTGACTGTCGCAGTGATCGAGCCACGGCCAACACGAACGGGCTTCATCAGGAAAGCTTTTATATCGTCAGCTCCCGAGATCTGAACAATACTCGGCAAAGAACCATGTAACTCGACAGGTCGTGCGAGTTCAAGATCATTTCCGAGCGTATCATCCGCAAACTTCGTAGTTCCAGAAGTTCCTGATGTAAGAGCGGGGACTTGTAGGAAATTTCCTACTTGATGATCAATGGACATAATATCGGCGGTGGGATTTGTAGACATAAATGGGGTAAACAGTTCAGTTTGGCCAAAAGCATCGTCAAGTCATAAGGTTGAACAAATCGAAACTCTAAAAAGAGTTTGCCTTCATCAACTAAGCTTCTAACAAACTAGTCCAGGGCGAAACCACCACAACCACTTCTCTTCCTTTTCTTCATACGGTTAATACCGTACGTTTGGGACAGTACTACTGCAAGAACCCAAAGGAGTACAGAGAAATGCTGGATTTGTAAAACAAATAACACAAAAAGAGAATCAAACAGAGAAAATCAGAAACAAGTAACAAACCACTTCACGTAGTGGTATACGGTCTACATCAGACCTTCAGCAGAACGAGTGATCGCATACTGCACCTCCCAGTCAGTTGTCTCAGGAACAATTCCAGAGAAAGCCACAATTTTTGGGACCCACTCATCGAAAATCTCCTTCCCATGAAGAGAAAGTTCTCGAATAGTGGTACGCGCATTATCCTCAGCAATTTGCTTGCTGTCAACGGTTTTAGTCCAAAGTGGAATCTCAAGGATACTCATCAAATCCTGAGGGGCAACATAGACCTGATTCTTCGCATCATATCGGAACTTCCTCTTCGAGAGAGTAATATCCTTAAATCCGCGAAGATAGGGAGTGGCTCCAAGTTTCTGGTCATCAGTATACTCCTGACCCAAGTCAAGGAATATTTCACCAATTTTCTGCTCGGTTGCAAGATCGGCATACTCTTCGGTGACACCATAAACGTTATCATCACCATTCACAAACAGAGAAACATGTAGCCGGAACTGTGGCAAACACGAAGGGTCAAACTGGTGAATTTTCAACCACCAGTATCGGAAGTAAACAAGATTCAAACTACAATTGATCAAAGTTGTCAACGGGTTACCACTCGGCATGCCGCATTCCCAAAATTCAACAACGGAGCCGTAGTGGTGCATTGATCGACAAATACAATCGGCAACGGCAGCACGAACAGGGTCCCACCCATCATTTGGAAACCAGGCTCTCCAAGAGTCAAAGACCCAGCGCATATAGCGTGATGGGTGATGTGCGTCGAAACCAGAGTAATCACCCGCTCCAAACCGCGCGACACCACCTTTTGATTGTAGCTCATGTGCGATGTGATCCCACTCCCAAGAGTAAGGGTTAACACCGAACGCAAAGCCACACTTTAAAGCGTAAGTCATAAAGTACTCCATAATTGGTCCATAAACCATCCTACAAACGATCGTCAACACAAGCGGAGCAACAGAAACCAATCTAGGTTTCAATATTTTCGCTTTCGGTCTACGCTCATTCTTCAGGGTGTCCATAAAACCAACCGCAGGAGTAGCTCCAGACATAGCATCGTCAACAAACTCCTGAACCATCCGATGACACTCTTTCATTCTCGGCTTATACTTAAACTTACCTTGCTCATCGTAGATGGCATAGTCAGTCTTCTTAATACCGAGGGTTGAGAGGGGGTGACCAGCAGAAGTCTGTAGAGGCAACTTCTTGAACACAGTACCTTCTATCCCAGTCCAAGCCTGGTGAAAAGTAAAGGTCTGTTTATTCCAGGCAGGCTCAATGGCGAAGAGCTCGCTATGAACTTGTCTCACACACAGCTGAACATGTTCATCTTCAGCTGTGACAACCTTGGGCTGATACTTGAGACGCGCTTGGGGATACAACACACGGCTTGTTTTCACAACTTCTGTCTGACGTTCCATATATGGCTTAGTTAAGCCTGTAGCTGGAATAATCTTGTTTTTAACAAAAGTGCTACTAACGAAAGGAGAGCGATAGGTCACCACTTCTCCCACATGACACGCTGGGTCATAACCGTGTTGGGCAGAATCATAAGGCACAGGAGCAACATCGTAAGGCACGATGTCTTCAGAAGCAGTACCCTCTTGTAGAAGTTCCGACTCTTTACCTAGATACCCATTAAGAACATCTAAGCTAAAAACGGTTGAAAAGCCATGTTTCTTATTCCCATTGGTATGGAAACCTAAAATTTGGCCATCAGCGCTCATCAAAACCTTACCACAGTCACCGGATTTAAACCGATCATACTCATAACTCGCCATAAACGAACGCACAATTTCATCTCCAGAAACCGAAGAATGAGACATGACATGCGAACGGCGAATCCTGAGGTTGGCGATAACCTGATCTGGACTGATCAACAACGCATCAATGAACGGTCGTCCGCCTTTGAACCCATCAATAATCGACTGGGTTGTAAAATGCTTCCTAATGTCACGAAACTGAGGAATTTTCTCCTCAATCTGCATTATCGCAAGATCCATTTGGGTCATTCGTCCAGGAGCTTTCGGAGCAGGATCACCAGGTATTTCATCGGCAATACATTTAACCTCACAGAGTTTAAACGGGGTCTTAACTCCAGGAGCAAACTCCAAAAATAACTTCATCTCTTCAGGGACGACGTCATACTTCATCTGCATAACGACTAAATCTGAGAAAAAGTGACCGGGACAGACGAATGTTGTGCCGTGTGTGAACAGGACATACCCTAAAGGAACGTCCTTATCTCCGAGAGGACCATGGATCTTAACCATGTTCTTGATCACAACATCGGCACGAGACTGAGAATTATCAACTCCGGATTGATTCTTAGCACGATATGTAGCTCGCAAATTCTTCAAATGTTCTTTCGCTTTAGCCACATTGGCCTGCTTAATCTCATGTCCGGAATTAATGTTCCCATTACCACTTTCAGTTAAAGCATCTTCGAAGCTTTCACCTTTGAAGTAGTTGTAGGCCATATAAGCACCCACAGAGGCAAGAGCGAGCGCAACAAGAGTCTCATGCTCACGAATAAACCCAAGAATGAAGCCAACTGTGTCATACAAAACATTCCGACACTTCTTCATTGTGTTTGAAAGTCCATCACGAAGTGCTACGAGTCCTCTCTTCACCTTGTCTGACCCGAGGTGAGCAATAGACAAAGTGAAGCCAAAGAAAGTAGGCGAAAGCTCAATTGCTGCCTTTTCAAGGACAATCAACCGATCAATTGTCCAATCCTTAAGGTCTCCAAACTTACTAACCAAGCAATCTTTAACATACCTGGCTTTCAATGCCATACCAGTGATTCTCGATCCAAAATACTCCCAAATGTCGTCACTATTAAAATCAGTGCGATCGATAAGTCCGTCTGGTCCACGAACTTCAAATTGGGAAACATGAGTGAACATTGGATAACAGACTTTTAACCCATGAAGAAATGGTACATCTTCAGGGAGGGTCTTAAACCGATACCCAAACACTGTTCGACTTGAATCGATATGCTCATGATAATGGAGTGGCTTCACAACGCCATCGAACTCTTTCATTTTAACAAAAGAGTTTGGAACAACATGTGAAACAGGAACATTGGTGACCGTAACTTTCCCATGTGAAACTAAATGTCGATCATCGCCTAAATGGTCCATAATTATCTCCATGCCATGCGTCTCCGATTTGTCAATTTCCTCCGACTTGAGGACTTTTTCTTCAAGTCCCAAATCGGGAGCTAACTCAAAATCAGATTCACTGGCATCTGTTCCACCCTGTTGTTCAGCAGCTTCGAGATCAGGCAACATAAAATCTCGGAGATTTTGAATCATCTCTTCCTTGGCCATAAATGGAAGAGTAGGAACAGGCATAACCTGGGGAAGTAATTCATCAACCTTCCCAAGTTCGCCAGATTCCATGAGACGCTTTACACGCTCGGCCCAAGAAGAAACAATTGTCGCTGTTAAGCGATTCTTGTTTTGCTCAACTCGAACCAAACGCACCATCTCATAAACAACCTCTTCACACGTGACGGTCCTGTCAAAATCGAATTCGCCAGAACCATCAAGCTTGGGTTTTCCAAGGGATAACTGCCAATTGTCAGGATCAACAACCTTCGGATTCTTGTCTTCCTTAAGCATAACTCGAATCGGAATATTCAACCGTCGACAAAGTCCATCAACACTATGGATGTCATCGGACTTCGCAGCATCAAGATTGCTAGTAGCAACTACAATCTCAGGTTGAATAGCAACCATTCCTTTCATTTTAACATCTGCACACCTCACAACAGCTTCTTCAGGGTCACAAAATGTGTAAATCGTCCGAGCATCTGACGCTTCCGCTCCTTTAACAGGAGGAAATTGGAAAGCTTCAGGAATTTTCAGCACTTTGATATTAGCACTGATGTTATCCCAAAACTTATCTTTCGGAGCGGCTTTCACATAATTGGTTGGGAAAGCCAGATACTTCGCATATTCCTCAGAATCAAGAGTCAAACGAAGATAGGCGTCAATAAGGAACTTTGAAAGTTCCGTCTTACCTTGCTTCGCTGGTCCATAAAGGAAAACACACGGGGCAGAAGGTTTGTTGGGAATAAAATTCTTTCTCTTCTGGCAAATGTTGCCATAGGCCTCTTGAAGTCCAGTTACCGCCGTCCTAATCAACGGCACAAGCGCACGATGAGCACCTTTCGACAATTCCACCATAAGAGCTTCACCAACTGAGATCACCTTCATAAGACGATCTTCACTAGCAGCTGAGACTTCAAGAGTGCCAAGAACTTGAGCATCTATAATCTCATTAACCTGAGCTTGCCACTCTTTATAAGTGGGACAAAACGCTCCCCAAACACTCTCATTCCACCCGAACCATTCTTGAACGTGTGTGGAACACATAATGAATAGCTCATAAGCAACTCTCAATAGTTCGCGAACACCACGTTGAGCAGATCCAAGTGGAGAAATAAGTGCCTCGACAGCGGTCTTCTCAGGACGCCTGAAACCCATCAAGGCAACAAGTGAGATAAGAGTCGAAACTCCGTCTTCAGACATTGTCGGTCCTTGCGCTTCAGCCATTTCAAGATCAACAGTTGGGACAGGCACAGCACTAATGTATTCTCCAAGTTTGACTAGAACTTTCCAAATGGAGGGTACACCAATGTACGCAAATGTCAATGCTGCACAAATTGCTACGATGCGATCTCTCGACGCTGGTGTTGGATCATTTCTAAAAGAAACGTATAACACTAACGTAAAAAAGACTCCAAAGATCGGAATTGAACTTCGAAGAACATCAATAACTTTCGTGAAACTGTCACTAACGTTACCTGCATTAGTCGCAGCACGTGTGACTTTCTCTAACAACTCTTTGATGGGAGGAGAATCAGCAGCTTTAACACCACTAAGCTCAAGGCGAGAAACAATTTTCTCCACCGCATTATCAGTAAAGGCTTGAAAATCAGCTGAATCAAGGCGACGCGCAGCGGCGAAACCTGGAACAGTAGGAACCCAATCTCCAAACCCCTGAGTTGTCGCATTGACGAGGGGCATCAATAAACCAGCATGAACCAAATAGCCTAACTGGTCTATTATTTTATGCAAGCCATAAACGTCATCAGTTGTTCCAAAATGAAGACGTTTTACTAACTCACGATAACCCTTAAAAGCGATTGCAAAGTCGCTCGACAACATGGCTCGTTCAGGTGCACTCAACGCGGTCTTTCCCTCGGAAAATGATTTGGGAGAAACTGGGCGATAAGAAGAGAGCACATAAGAAATCCACGGTGCTGGGGTTACGGGAACGGCTCCTGGTACATAAAGTTGGACGTCAAAAGAAAACTTAAGAATAGCACGCATGAGAGTCAAATTGAACAAAACATTCAATTTATCACGCTGCGATTCAGAAATCATCTCAGAATTAAAACCATACCAGGGAAACTTCGGATCATAGAAAACTTTCTCTACCATGGACTGAGAAACATTTACCTCATTCAAGGGCATAGAACGAGGAAAAGTAACCGCAAGAGTGAACTGCGAAACGAAGCATTGTTGTAACTTCAATTCCGAAAGCTTAACAAGTCGAAAAGCCTCAGAATGTTTCCGCATCATGCGGGTAAACTCAGGATAAAGATAATCGGAGAAAAATGGAACTCCGTCAAGATTATGACTGCCTATTGGAACATAGGATTCAGTCATGACGGCAGACAAGGTACTCCGTAAGGCATTGGGACGCCTCTTTCCTTCCTTGTCAAGCAATGAGGTCATAACCTCATGCATTCGTGGAGTGTTACAAAGCATGTCATTTTCATCAATAATGACATCTTCGAACATCTTGTCGAGATCAGAAGCAGACAACAACTCAACAGCTGAAATTTCATCAGGAGTTTGGCTACCAATTAACACTGTCTCAACCGGGGTGGTCCGAATTCCTTCAGACCGGGGAATTGCGTCTGCAAGCAGGTTAGCAACAGGGGTCCTCTTACGAGGAAACTTTTGCGACGATCCATGGTTAGTGGGGCCAACAGAAGAGGGGGTTTGCATGATTTAAGAATTGTTCAGTTAAGAAATACGCATGCGCGCAAACAAACTAGCTCGGGACGAATCCATCATCACTACCTAATTTCCTTTTCTTCATTCTGTTAATACAGAACGTCCGGGGCGGTACTACCGTAATTTACCGGAGGAGTACAAAAAGATACCGAGCGTCTAAAACGAAATCAAAAGACGAGAGTCAAACAAAGAACAAACCGGTTACAAGACCAAGACAAATAAAATCGGGATGAAAAACAGACAACAGTTTCAACATTTCCGCTGATTTAATAAACAAAGCCTAATTTGAAAGAAATACGTTGTAAACGAGGTGAGATCCAGGAAAACTGGGTACTATCCCATTCAGGAACGCATTCGTAGAACCAAACAATGTCGGAAAATCAACGGTAGCGCTTACGCTACC